TCTAGTTTTTTTACCCCATAATCCATCAACACCATCTTTATTTGGTCCTGTTGTACCTAAATTATGTCCTTTAGTTTTTAAATAAGTTTGTATTTGGGAAACTTTTGAGTTAGCGGCCTCTAAAATAATATTAGATCCATGTAAACCTAATATTCTATTTTTTTCTTCTTCTGTAAGTACTAATCTTTTCATATCTATTTTTTTAATTATCCTATAAATGTTTGAGGAGCTTGGTTAGCGTCTGTTGGTTTTTGTGAACCAGCAGATATTTTTTGTAATATTGTATCTAAAGCGGTATCAGTGGGTTTTGCCACTGTAGTACCACCTACATTAACACCAACATTTCCTGAAGATAAATTTGTATTATCAACATTTGATTTATTATCTTTTTTATTACCACTTTTAGCAGTTTCACATTTTTTCTTAAAGAAATCAACAAATGGTTGATCTGAAGTATAAGAAAATGTTTTTTGTCCTGCAGGTATAGTGGTATTTGTGGTTGGGTCAACAACCGGTAATACATTTTTAATTAAGAATTTACCTGAATTACAATTAAACCAAACATTTTGCGAACTTTTATCGCCACCTATGAATTTAGCTTTACCTGATGCACCATTTTTTTCGGGGTATATTTTGAAACTAGTTCCTTTTAAAATTTTAAAGACGGGTTTACCGTTTGACGCAATTAAATTACGATCACTCCCAACTACGTAATTTGTATTATCCGCACCTTTATCGGTACCTTGTTTTATTTCCGTATTAGTAGGTTGTGTTGGTGTCTGACTTGATGGTTTAACACCTTCTTTAATATTGTCACAAACCGCTCTTAATCCACCTAAAGTTTGATAACCCCCTAAATCATCATTAAGGCTGTAGGCATTTTTTGAAGTTTCATACCCAAAAAGTTCACTAGTTCCAGGATCGCTAATGTTTTTTACGATCAATAATTTACTACTACAATTAAAAATTATCGTACCCGTAGCCTTAACACTTCCAACATTACCAAATGTGTCGGGAAATTGTACTGTTGCCGGTTTTTCCGTCTTCAAAAATCCAGGACTTGACCCAATAAATTTAACACCTTTAAAGAATTTTAATCCTGACCCTCCTTTTGGGTTTTCAGCATAAGTATCTTTATTTACTACAAAGTAATTTTTATCACCAACTAACTTACCACCTTTATTTATCAATGGATTTCCGTAGTTTCTTTCTTCAACAATTAAAGTATTTAAATATTGGTTTTTTGTTGCCGACTCGTGAATATTGATAATTCTATCTCTTTCTTCTTGTAATATTTCGAATATTTGTTTCATAAAACAATTTTTTAATAATAAATATCTAAGAAATAAAAAAAGGTGAGAAAACTCTCACCTTAATTTGGTCCGACATTGAATCTGTCATCTACTCCACCACTTTGTTTTTATAGAACAAAGAAACTATATTCTCTTTAACCACAACCTGTATTTTTTGGTATTGTCCATATAATCAGTAAACAACACTCCAACTAGTTCACCGTTATCAATTTGATTTAGGTAAACTTTACCAGTAAGATGTCCCCAATCCGTGTCATAAAATGTAAGGATATAATACGTAGAAGTCAAATCCAAATCATAAAAACTTTCGTCTCCATTAAACGTATACTTCTCCTTATCAATAAAGTATAATGTGTCGGATCGATTCTCGTAATGGTAATCGGTATACATGATTTTTGTAATCACCCAAGTTTCTTCTTTGATTGTAAGAGTAGAATCAACCAACGTAGAATCGGTGATAATTGGTTGTGGAGCTAATGGTAGTTGAGGTTTAGGCTCTTGTTTAACACAAGACCACATCACCAATGTAAGGGCTAATAACATAATGTATTTCATATCAGTCAACTAAAGTTTCGAGTTTGTTTTTTACTTGTTCCGCTAATGAGATCTCAAAAGTTGAGGTTAATACCATAGAGTTCTTCAAGAAACTAAATGGAATGTGTACCAAAAAGGTATTACCATCAAAGAAAGAAAGATCTTCTTTCAATTCCAAAGCCCCATGAACCATTTTCAAAAAGATTTTGAATTGAGTTTGATCAACAAAATTCTCAGAAAGAATTTGTCCGTATTTTTCGTTAATTACTTTGATGTTGAAGTTATAGGTAGTTTTCATCGTCTTTGTTATTTCTACAAATATAGTAATAAAATCGGATTGAAAAAATTTATCCTAAAACTTTTTCTAAAATTTCATATAGTTGGTCATTTCTTTCGTCTTTTGGTAAATTTTCCAACATAAAGAACCCACACTCAGAATGTTCGTGACCATCTTCAGCATCCTCAAGATCAGGTTTTTGTTTTTCAACATTCTCATTGAATAGGAAAACATACATTAATCCTTTTTTACTAATCTCATCTTCCTTGTATATATTGATTAACCCAACAAGATCCAAGTTTGGTCCAATTTCAATATTTGTTTCTTCGAAAAACTCTCTAACCGCCGCGTTACCTGGTGACTCACCCCTTTCAATATGACCTGAAGGGATTGACCACAGACTAGGTAGTGTCGACTTTTCTGACCTCTTACAAAGAAGAACTTTATCCCTTACTTTGTATATCACACCAGCATATCTTTTGAACTTACTCATATATTTATTAAATATGTTTCTAACTATAAATAATAACATTTTTGATGTTAAATGTCTAATAACAGAAAAAGACATTTCCGAAGGAATGATGGGTAAAAAGTTTGATAGTGACTTTGATGGTCTATTATTCTTTATGAATCTTGGTAATCATTCTTTTTGGATGAAGAACTGTATAGTACCGTTGGACATTATCTTTATTGAAGATGGTGAGGTTCAAACAATTCACCACAATTGTCCTCCTTGTAAGGAAACACCTTGTGAAAGTTACAAAGGTTTTGGTGATTTGGTTTTAGAACTACCTGGTGGTACTTGTAAAAAGTATGACATCAAAGAAGGTTCTTTGATTGAGTTAAGCGGCGATTGATGAGAAGAAACTAAAAAGGTTGTCAACACCTTTATCACCACCTGTTAATGATGAAATTACCGATGTTGGTTGTGTAGAAGCATCACTTCCAAAATCATCACCCCAAAGTTTTTTTGATTCAGGTGTATTTGAATATTCTTGTAATTTAGATTCAACTTCTTCTTTACCCATTTGTTTGTCAAGTTCATCTGGACCAACAAAATTTCCAAGACCTATAAAGTCTAAAAATCCTAAGTACCACTTACTTCTATTCATAAGTGATCTAACCGATCTGTTACCCCAAAATCTTGGTACACCTCCAGCAATTGTTCCCATGAATCCAGGGTTAGTTAATTTGAATGAACCAAAACCTTTTACACTCGCAAACTCTTTTTTAATCGTATTAAGGTTTTTAATCTGATCCGCCTTTGTAAGTTTTGGGAATTTAGTAATCAAATCATCAACTTTACCAGCAATCTTTACGGTTTGTTGCGATGCCTTTGCTCCTTTGAATAGGTCAACATAATCCCCAACTAACTTTCTTGCTCTTGGTGCCATTTTAGAACCCGGTATCGCATTTACAGTATCCATAACTTTATCACCCCACTTTCCGGATGTACTAATCAATCTAGCAATGTCATCAGATTTTGTTCCTGCCTGTTGTAGTAATTTAGCCGCTTCAGCTGATTTACCAGCTTTAACAAGTCTTAAAGCATCGTCAACCATTGAAACCCCTTTACCAGCAACTTTTAGTGAACCCATTATAGGTTTAGCAATCGCATCACCAAAGAAAGGGAAAACAGAAATCATAGATAAAAGTCCAAAGAGATAATCACCCTGATATATGTATGAAACACCATTTAAAAAGTCGACAATACCTGTTGGGTCAAATAAACCTACAACACCAGCCGCGGTGTTCATCCAAGTATCTTCATTCAGTTGTTCTCCTTTTGAGGAACTTTCCTGAATGTTATTAACTAATAACTGAAGTTGTTTTTCGGTGATTACAAGATTACCCATGTCTATAAATATCTATATAGATATAAATACACACAAATTTATTCTTCTACCTTAACTTTTGTTTTTTCGTCAACAAATGCTTGCACTCTACCTCTTGCTACTTCAGCATAGTTTGGTGAGAGCTCTATTCCTAACCATCTACGATCTAAGATCTCAGCGGCAACCAAACTAGTTCCTGACCCCGCAAATGGATCTAATACTACATCGTTTTTGTAGGACAATATCTTGATCGCTTTGGTTGGTATGTCCATCGAGAAAGTTGCCTTGGTGAGTGATTTAGTATCTGCAAAGTAATTCCACTGACCAAACACAAGTTCCATAAATTCTTTCTTATCGCTCTCGTCATAAACGACTTTGTTCCTTTTTGAACCATCTTCTTTTTCAATTTCAGTTAATTCTCCAGTCCACTGTGGTTGACCTTTGATTTTTTTGATGTGTTGTTTTTTGTAAGCTAACACAACACATTCTTTTGGGTTATATATGTACGGACTTGATGGGCTCATCCAAGAACCCCATGCCGTAGTCTTACTTCTGTGCGGTGATTGTTCTTCCAAATCCACAATACCAAAGAAACCAAAACCTATTTCTTTCATAATCTGCCACATCTCCGATACGAAGAAAATACGACCACCTTTTTTCTGTCTGTTAATTTCGTAAGGTATGTTTATAGCAATACGCCCATCATCTTTTAATAGTCGGTATACTTCACTCAACCAAGATTTCGCAAACTCCACATACTCATTGAACTCTACGTCATCTTCATGGACATCGTAATCAATTCCTACACCATATGGTGGACTAGTAACCACCAAATCAACACTACCCTCAGGTAATGTCTTCATCACCTCAATACAATCACCGTTAATTATTTTTCCTGTTTCTATCATTATTTAAATTCCTGCCGTTAAATGGTAATAATATCCCTTACTGGATGTATCCCCAAATGATTTATATATATTATATTCTTTTTCTTCGTACAATATTCCACTTACAATCTCTACTCGACAACCAATGTCGTCTACTTTGAATCTCAATTTATCAATTTCAAAGTCTTCTTCTAATGGGATGTCATAAACAAGATGTTCCCCCTTACAATAGTCTTCTATGATAAGATAAGCAACCTCACCACAATATTGTTCTTCGTAATCGCTTCTATCACTATCAAAATCTTCACTCTGATAAACAACATTACCTTCTTCATCTTCAACTCTTACAAAGAATGCGTCAGGATATGGTCCCATGATAGATTCGTTTGGTGAATCAAAGAACGTATCAACACCTAATATTTCACATATTTGATCGTGGTCCAACTCATCCTGCTCAACCCCACCATCACGTAGAGTTTCATATTGTTCTGTGTTTAATTGGAAGGGGTAAACCTCAGCTCCTTTACCACCTATTGTAATTTTATAGTATTTCATTTTGCAATATATTTTACGATTAAACTAGTCACTAATACTATTATTAACACTGATCCGAACCAAGCAAGTATTTTAAATGACATATAGTTTCGCTCAATATGTTCTTTTGACCTACCTTGATTTTCATTTGGGTTCCATTCTTCTTCCATAATTAAATTATTTTAGTAATTAATTGTGCCAACTTATATCCTGTAAATGCTCCAATTGCTGCGGATCCAGGAAGAACAATAAACTTACCTAACATGGTTTCGTATTTCTTCCTGTTAACAATATACGAGATTAAAATGTAATAAACAATATAGTTTATCAAAACTAAAAAGTCCAGTTCTTTTGCGGCAAATACAACAATAGAGTTCCCTAAAAACCCCCACATAAAATTAATGAGGGTTTCACGGATCAATTCGTTTGGCGTTGTGATCGCATCTAATACTGTAATCTCAGTATCAAGACCTGTCTTTTTCGATTGTTTTGATGTGGTGTTCGAGGTACCAGAGGGCTTTTCTGAGATCCTCGAGTTCCTTGTCTTTTCCTTTTTTTCCTGCACGACTTATATATTTTACTGTGTTTCCTAAACTAAATCCTAAACCCCAAGCATCAATCACTTTGATTGCCTCGTAAGGATTATTTTCTCCACCATAATGATGTGGATGATTTACTTGTTCTTTTTGAGGTGGTGGCGGCGGATTTCTATGTCCCGGCATGTTGTTTACTTGTTCCACTTTTGGTGTAGGACACTGACAAGGTCCTGTTCCACCACATACACATTCTTTATCCATTGGTTGAATAATTTTTAGCGTTCATTAATGCGTTTTTTAATGCTTCGGGTATTGTGCCCGTATTACTTGTATTAATATTTTCAGGTTGTGTTCCTGGTTTTATATTAGCTTTAGATTCCATAATTTGATCATCTAACACATAATCATAATCATCTCGATATTCCTTTAATAATTCATCGTTAGTCATTGTTCCGTACTTTTCACTAAGACCATTCATATCAACGTCTTTATTGATCATAGTTTTTGTATCATAAAGAAGTTGAGCAACGTATAGCGAATTAACAATCTCACGAATTATTTTATACGGATCGGCATTTGAACCTGGTCTACGGTCTTCAACATAACCTTTCCATTCTTTTGCGGTGTCCTGAGGAACTCTGATTGATGCTCCACGATCAGATACACCCCAACTAAACTTATCAATTGCTTGAGTCTCGTATTCACCAGTTAATCGTAAATGATTGTTTGATCCGTAAGCTTTGATATGGTCTTCGTGTCTTGACTCAAATGCATTGAATAATGCCATAAAATATTCTTCATTCCCATCAATTCTCATCGTGTCCGTTGAAAAGTTTGTATGAAGTCCTGATCCATTCCACTCTCCGTGTGTGATTGGTTTAGGATGTAATTCAATATGATAACCATATTTTTCAGCTATCTTGAATAAAAAGTATCTCGTCATCCAAAGGTCATCCCCACCTTTTAATTTACCTTGTGAAAACACTTGATATTCCCACTGTCCTAATGCCACCTCAGCATTGATACCTGTAATGTTGATACCATAGTTCAAACACATATTCAAGTGCTCATCAACAAACTTACGTCCAACAACATTGTGTCCTACACCACAGTAGTATTCACCTTGTCCTTTGAGGATATTTCTTTTGTGACCCAAAATGTTCCCATTAACTTCTTCGCGAATAAAATATTCCTGTTCAAAACCAAACCAAAGATCTTCAAATCCTGTACCAATACCAGATCTTTTATTAGATTCGTGTGGTGTTCCATCAGGATTCAATACCTCACATAAAACATAAACGGTGTTGTCCTCTAATGGGTATTGATCTGACATATACCATCTAACTGGTTTTAATAAACGATCTGAATTACCAGTATTGGCTTGATTTGTTGATGACCCGTCAAAATTCCACATTGGGAAGCTGTCGATTGAGGCACCTATTGTGTCAGCATTAACTATCTTAACTTTACTCCTTAGATTTGGCTCAGGTTTATATCCGTCGAGCCACACGTATTCCAACTTGATTTTCATTTCATTTTATTTATGACATTTATTATTTCTTCTTTGCTGAAACCTTCACTATACATCCTATAAACTTTGCGCGAAAAATCGTCGGTGCAAATAATTGCATCGGCGTTTAAATAAGTAAAAAGGTTTGAGAGATTATTTAATATATTTTCTTTTTTGAGAAACCTTTTATTAAAGCTCATTACTTTTGGTTTTATTTCTGAGTTTCGAGTCGTTCATTATGCTCTCTAACTTTTGACTGGTTGATAAATGAAATTAACTTTCTTTTGAAGAGAGGAAGAAGGGTTTCTTGTATTGGAAATACTCCTTGAGATATCATTTCAAACACAGGACTTGTTTTAACTTCTTCTTCAGTCCACGTAGTAAATTTAGATATAATTTGATTTATAGTCAAACCATTTAATGGTTCTGAATAAATTAAATTTACATGTGTTTTAGATTCTGGTGATCTTCTAGCCGCTTTTTTAATCTCATACTCCCAAATGTATTTGTTTTTGGTGTCTTGATCTGAATAATAAAAGTACCCTTTGTTTGATGATATGTTTTTCTTGTTCTTTTTTACTTTCATTAGAAGTGCGTCATAAACAAGACTCCAAACTGATTTCGCAACGTTGAAATACTCCATAATTCTTGGTGCGGATAATGTTAGAATTTTTGCAAACTCCTCTTGTTCTTCAAAGGACATCTCAGGGAGACTTTTAACTTTAAGGTCTTTCACCAAAAGTTCATCGTCAATCGTGCTAAATTTTTTATCAGTATAAATGATTTTCTTTTCCCTTATCAAGGTCTGAACATTCATTAAGTGAAGCGATAATTCAATGAACCCAGGATAGAGTTCAAGTTTGTCCAGTTTTTCACCCATTTTTTGGAAGTAGGATAATAATTTGTATTCTTTGTGTTCTCTATCAATAGGTTTTTCAAACATCCAATCTGTTTGCATCAAAAATTCTATATTTTGTTTTTTTCTTCCCATTAAATAAATTATAGTACATACTCGAGATATAATAAATAAACTTTATTCATTTCTCACTATATAGTATGTTTCTCCGTCGTAATATTCTTCGTCAACCTCACCATCATAAAATGATAAAACACCATAACCATCCGAATTGATAACATCTTCCGCAGCCCCCTTTTTATCAATAAAATTCATTTTGAATTCGTCCCCCATACCCAGTTCATCGATGAAATCTAAAATACTATCTTTATTGTTATCCACAAGACTTTTTACTACTTCAACGATTTGATCCTCATCATATTCGTCACCTTCAGGATTTTCTTTAATATCATCTATAATAGCTTCGAAATCAAAAATGTCTTTTTTAATTTTTTGTTTTTCTTCCTCAGTTATATTTGGTTGATTTAAACTTTCTTGTAATTTATCAATACGTTTTTGGGTAATCTCTAAATATTTTTTTTGATCGTCAGATAATTCCAAAGGAACCCCCCAATCTCCAGGACTTTCATAAACCGTATCAGTATAATACTCATACAGAAAACCTTCGGTCTCATCTTCATCTATATTATTTTCGAATACCCAAGGTGAAAAAGCGGTAAATCCTAACTCATCTAATAATTCCTCAACATATTGTATAGCAGCTATATCGGCTTCTTCTTCAGTATAAACCGTGTAAGTACTTTCAAACTTATCATCACCCAACCATTCAAAAGTTTGACGTTGTCTTTCTCTTAATTCAGGATATAAAAAATATTTATCCTCACCTTCCTCTACCGTTCCATCGTTTTGGAGTTTGTTAAATAAAAGTGAGGTTCTGATTGAAACATCCTCTCCGTTGTTTATATTCCAAACATCTTGTTTTCTTAACTCATCTAACTCAGCTAACTTCTTTTGGTTCGCCTGTCTTCTTTCGATGTCCCACATTTCACTTCCGTAATAACTAAAATTACCTTCTACCTTATTCTTATCGAAATATTTTATGTCTGTGTCTCTTATATCTAAATTACCATTAACATAATCTATACTATCAATATCAGTTATTTTAATACCGGTACTAGGTATTCTAAGATTACCTGTAATATAGATTTTTTTACCTTTATACCCTTTAATGTTTTTAATTCGAGATCCAATTCCATTTACCAAGTCGAGTAAATCAACATATTCGTCTGGCGATAATTTAACCCACTCATCGTTCAATTCTTGCTCAATAATAAGACCCTCGACTATTTTAGACATTTTCATAACAATAAATACTATAAAAAAGAATTGATTTAATTTGAAAAGGGATTAAATTGTTTTTATCAAAGTATTTATAGATAAATAAACTAATTAAAATTAACTAACATGGGATGCGGATGTAAAAATAAAGGTAACCAAGCGGCACAACCGGCTCCACAAGTAGTTCAGACTCCACAACAACAAACTCAAACAGTACAGGAGTCCGTAAAGAAAATTGTGGAGAAATATTACAAGAACAAGTAATTAAAAAATTAAAATCGTCCAAGGTGTTCCAAAATGGGACACCTTTTTTTATGTGGTATATTTATTATTATGAGTTTAAAAATTGCACAAGATTTAAAAGATATGTTTAATCAAGACGGATTTGTGGATGATCTTGAAGATCACTTCAATGACTTAATGACCTTTTTTAAATTCATGAAGAAATACGGTCTTTTAGGTGAAGTAGATTTAAATCAAGTAAGTTATCGTGATTGGGATGATGAAATCATAAACTTTTTGGACGAAAATGGTGTTTTAAATAATCTTAGTTATGATGATGCACCCGAAGAATTAAAAAATACTCTTCTACTTCGTAAATTAGATGAAAACTATGAAGATACAATGGCCTTTATTTTGGATAATTTACTAACGGACGTTTCGATTAGACCTGATGGTTTTTATTTATATCTAAGTGGTAGGGAAGAATTGGCCAACTTTTATTGTGGTAGTAATAATCGAAGAGATGGTGTTAGACATATTGCCGAACAAATATTTAGTGAGGAGGGTTTAAATTTTGATTATTATGATAGTAACGCAAAACCTTACGAAACGGTAACTGAACTGGACGATACAAACTTGACCAAACTAAAAGATATTATTTACAAAGAAGTTGGTAATGCGGAATTATCTTTAGAAGATTATGATTCTGACTTTTTTGAAGACTTATCGGAAGAACAAGGGACCCCAGGTTATTTTAGAATAAGACCTGAAGATCTGATCGATTTATTAAAAGATGCTGACGCAACTAACGAATTATTCAGTAATGATTTAGAGGAGATTGGTCAAGAATTAAGAAGTCTTTACTATAACGCCGAAAATCACGCTTACGAAAGCGAAATTTACGAATTAATTTACGGTGGTTTAGATGAATTCTTTGAAGGTAAAATAGATGAAGTTCCAATAGAAAGTAATGGGAAAACTCGTTATTTCCATTACATCAAAATCAGAGATTTTGTAAAAGAAATACGCGGTTTTTTAGAGAATAACAAAGGTAATACTTATAGTGATTCGTTTTTAGAATATTACGGCACATATAGTGATCTACTGGTGGGTCTAATTAACGACGGTATACTTGATTGTATTGATGTAAGAATCCCAGACTACCCCGACTACTCAATGACACAGAAAAACATTAATGATTATTTTAATGATTACATCTAACTCTTTATAGTTTCATTTAATTCTCATATCCATTATTAAAACTAAGAATATGAGAAAATTAGAAAAAAACACAAGACGGTATTTTGTGAACCTATTCGCAGATTATATCCTATCAAAATTCGACAAATCAGAAAATACAATTATACAAGTTACTGATTGTGGAACCTTTATGGTTGTGAATGGACAAACCACATCGGATAAGGTGATAGATATAAATGATCTGAAGGAAGAGTTTAGTAATGAACATGAAGATCTATTAGAGTCCTTAGAAATCACAAATTTCAATACTATAGACATAATTAAATACCAACAGGAAATACCCGATCTTTCAAAGTCGTGGGTTCGTGTAAACAAATCACTTTATGTTAAAGAGGAAGACCCCGTTATTGAAGTTAGTATTACATCAGAATTCCCTTATGGTTATAGTTTAGGTTGTGGTAGAGGTCTAAACTATTATGCACACTACATGTTTAACCAAATGTATAGTTTATTAGGTGTTGATAACTTAATGTTTCACTATCATAATGAATTAGATGGGAATGAAGATTACAAAATCAAAATAGTTTCTGATTCAAAAATTCCCAATAAAAAGATTAAAGATCTTATTTTAGATGTTTTTGATATGAATGTAAAAGAGTTCAGTGGTTGTTTAGAAAACTACAACTTAATGGACGATATATTAAAACCAAATGATCCCAAACCTTATTTGGTACAGGATAGGTTAAAAGACATTATTTTAATATAAAAAGGAACCCCACCTTGTGAGTGGGGTTTTTTTTATCTTTCGTAAAATTCTTTAATAATACTTACTCCTTCCTCGAGTTCATTAAAGTCTCTACTTGGAGCATATAAACCTGTCTTAGGTTCATCTTCTGGTGATTCAATTAACATGAATGCCGGTACAAACTCGTTTCCTGTTGCTTCAACAAACAGATTGTATTCTTCTTCGTATTCGTCAATGTCTCTATCTACAAAAGGGATGTTCTCTTTAACCAACATCTCTTTCATTTCTCCACAATGAGGACAAGACTTCATTGAGAATAATACTACTAACTTATCCATTGATCAATTCAGATACTAACTCTTTTATTTGCCCTTCACTTAGAACACCAACTTTAGTTGTTGCAACACTCCCCATATTGAATGTTTTAATTGTAGGTACACTTCTGATCCCTAGTTCAACCGCTAACTCTCTATTTGCATCAACGTCCATCGTGAACATACCCACTTCAGTTTTATTTTCGTTGGTTAATCTTTCAAAAGTCGGTTTCATCATCTTACATGGTCCACACCAAGTTGCGTGAAAATCCACAATAACTTTTTCACCATTTTTAATTTTTTCTCTTAATAGTTCACTACTAATTTCCATTTTTTTTCAATTTTTTTAAGTTTAATATAAAGAACTCAACATCTTTCTTTTTTCTAATAGGATAGTAAATCTTACAATAAAAAGAAGATATTAAAGGCTCACTTTTACATAAATATATATAAATGTTTTCATCGAATACAAATATTGAGTTTGGGTAAAAAATTTCACCACCATTTTGCTGAACTCCTTCTAAAAAGTGTGCGCTGAACTTTGGTTTAGTTTGTAAGTCTGTTGGATTTAATCCATGATCGTCAGTCAACAATATAGATGAGAATAGTTCACCAGATTTTTCGGTGATATGTTCCAATAGTTTTTCTTCGTGTTTAAATTTTTCCATAATTCAAAATGGGGGTCAGTGACCCCCGTTTTTTTTATACTAACAATAGTTCCGCTGTTTCCCAAAGTTTAGTATTCAATCGGTTCGTAGCCATGATGTTGTTGATACCTTTTAGTGATGTGTTACGACCTCTTTGTGATTTGTAACTTACACCACCTCGGATCATTTTCTCTTGTACTACGTTGAATACTCTCCATAGGTCATCACCTTCATCCTCTTTTCTTTTAGCTGTGAGGATCTCATCAATGTTTAGGGTTGCCGGTACACTACCTACTTGCCAACGAAGTCTTGCTGCGTCCATAACAAATCCTCTCTTTTCACTTTCAGTCAACTCTCGTTCCATCATACGACCTACTGATGTTTCAATCTTAGGAAGTTTCTGAGAGAAAGATTCTGCCAACATTTTTACATCGTCCAAACTGAAGTGATTGTGACGTAATGTGAATCGTTCTGCCACAGATGTTGGTACTGTCAATCCGTTTGAACATACTAATCGGAACAATCCTGCCGACATAGAGAACGCTGAAGTTCCGTTGTGTGAGTTTCTTACGATAGCCTCAACCATAGTATCTCCAACTTTAGGTAGTTCACTGTTACGATATCTTAATTCGTGAACAGAATGGATACCTTTACCTGTTTGTTTTACAGATGAGATTTGCCAACCTTCACGATCAAAATATTCCATCACTTGATCCGTAGGGACAAAGGTGTATTTTTGAGTCATTTTTGAAGATGGTTCAGTTGCGAAGACTGATGGTGCGATAGATTCGATAAGTTCAGGAGTGTAGATCATATGTTTCGTTTTTAATTACAATACAAAGATACTGCTTTTTTTGAATTACCAAACACTATTTCAAATTAATTCAAAATAATTTCACCCCACTTTGTTTTTTGTATGAAACCTTCTACTTCTTGTTTTGGGTTTATTACGTCGAGTAATCCCGGTGCCTTTAATTCCAATACAATGTCAATCATTTGTTGTCTTGTCAAAACATAATCTTTATCCTCATCAACATTCTTCTCACATCTCTCTCTTATCTTTTCAAAGAAATCATTTTTCTGAACTTCACCGATCAAATCCATTAAATCATTTGGGTTGTTTTCAAAAAATGTTATCACTTGTTTTATGTAAATTTCACAATCTATGTTTTTCATAACAAATAGTTTTAACAATTATACTTAAAAAGTATGATAAAAAAAAGGGACCCTATTAGAGTCCCAAATCACTTAAATCTAAATTATCTAAATCTTCTTCTTCGTCCTCATCACCTAAAGCTCTTTTCGCTTCTTCTTTTTTCAACTCTGATGTAATGTCATTAACCATACTCTCGATGATTTTGTTACCTCTTGGGTCGTCAGACAATATCAATTTAGCCACTCTAAAGAATTCTTCGGCCTCAAGTTGTGAGAATCTCATGAACAAGTAGTGTTGGATAATTTTTTTATCCTCGTCCATTAAGATTTCGATTGGGTAAGTCGCTAAGAACTTCTCCCAAAAGATTGGTCCCAAACGAGAATCCCAAATCTCAGCAGGTAACGTATCTTCAGCTTTCATGATCATTTCTTGTTGTCTTGGGTCATCAGGTAATCCATGAGTTCCAAATGTCTCATACACACCTTTAACCAGTTCGTGAACAAGTAATGGGAATGTAACCGCTCTCGCTTTTACTGTTGGTGGATCGGTTTCATCGTCGATCTCAGATTGACCCATCTGACCACCTCCACCACCGGCCATTCCTTCCATGTCAGGAAATAACCAATAAGAGTGTTCCATAAGAGCCTGTGTTGTTGTATATAAGTCCATCAAACGAGGGTTGATGTCATTCAATTCATTTCTTACCAAATTAAACATGTGACCTCCTTTAAACGCCGCCCCTTGAATAAGCGAATTGATAAATCTTCTTTTTGCTCTTTCAAGGTTGAATGTTTCAACGTCTCCCATGAACTCTTCAATTTCTTCCTCACTTGGCATTTCAGGCTCACTTTGCATTCCTTCTGCAGGACCCATAGGTTGCATCACTAACTTAGCATCAAACTGCATTGCATCTTTTGGTATACCCATTTCTTTACGAACTAAATCTACCGCCAATTTTTCCAAAGTTTCTTTGTTCTGAGCTTGGATCATCATCAAATTTTGCATTGATCCCATTACTGACATCATCAAACTCATTAAAGGATTACCACCCTGAATTGCCCTTGTGTCACCCATTGCAGATCTTACTTTCTCAACAGAATCTTTAAATCTTTTTGAAGATATCAATTCAATGTAGTCTCTATCCATTTCGGGTGTTGAAGGGAAATTATGGTAAGGTGTTTCTTTACCAGTAATTTTTCTTTCAATACCAGGTTCCATTCTTTCAGGTCCCTCATAGTCGATAGGCGCTTCCATCAACTTGATTAGTTCTTTCTTAGATACACCTTCAGTGTATAAACGTCTTTTTAGATCTCTACTCATTTCAATTAAAATTCAATTCCTAATTCGTCAAACGTCAACCAATCAGGTAAATCTGATTTCTTAGCTTTAGGTGCCGGTTTAACTTTTGGTTTATATGGTGTACCAGGTTTGTTTGGTTTTGTTGGTGTTTTAATACCGGGTTTAGAAGGTGCGATTGATGGCATGTCCGCTTCATTAAATTCATCATACTCAGATCCCATACTTATGTCACCTTTAGGTTCATATTTGTCAATGTCCATATCTTCATCTGGTATAGGTTTACCCCAATTTTCCCAATCTTCATCCGACATCATTCCTTCATCTTCAACGATAGGTGCTTGTTCACTTAATATTTTGTTTCTATCATAACCCAAAAGATAATAAACATCTCTTAGTTCTTCGTTAAGATTTTTTTTCATAGTAATTTTATTTAATAAATATTACCTTAGTCGTTTACTTTCGATAAAGATGAGGATTTGAAACTAAAATTAGGATATAAAGTTTGGTAATATCCACTATTTCTTGGTTTACCAAATTCTTTATGGTCGTACCCTTGTAAATAAGCGTTATTAAACTCTTTCTGTATCATCGGTTTTACCTCTCTATGTAATTCCAATAAAACTTGTTTTGTTCCTTCTGATATGTTTTCAGATTTGATAAATTCGAGTATTTTTTTTTCGATAGGTCCCATAGTGATAATAAATATATCATTAAAATTCTTTTATATCAACATCCACATCAATTGGGATTCCGTATTTTTCTAATTTGTTAAGAAGGAAAGTAAAAACCTCACCTCTTAAATATCCTTGAAGGTCACTACTTTCATAATTGGCTAGTGCCTCAAAATATGCGGCTTCTATGGTATCATTTACCTCAATTTCATTATCAGTACCTTCTTCATACATAAAAAAGTTCATAGTTCCTTGTTCGTCAACATGTACCAAAATCTCAACACCTCTACCACTATCATCCTCACCATAAGGTTCAACATCGTGGATTTTGATTTTAGTGTTTAGGTTTCCAAAACCATCTACTATTTGGAAAGTTTTTCCTTCGATTTCATTTTTCATCTTTTCAAAAATGTTATTAAAACCTCCATTGTACTCATACCAAATCGGTCTAATAATCACAAAGTCATCCATAGTATTTCTTGTGATGTCTGTAACGTCATAAATAACATCCTCCAAACTTGGTTCTTGTCCGTTTTTTTTCTGAGCGTCCCAAATAGAATATAGGAATTTGCGAAGTTTCTCTTCACTTAACTTACTATATTGTTGTTCTGTAATTATTACTTTCATTACTAAACTATATTTGCCCCGCTCACCTCTTTTATTTCGAAATCAGGAAACAATGCTTTAAAATAATCATAAACAGCATTTTTCAAATGTCTTGATATTATGTGTGGAGGAATAAAATCTTCCAATTCTTCGTCAATTGAATAATCATAATAAACAGTTTTAGATGGTTTTCTATATACAAATAACGGATCACCATTTTCACTCATTAAATATGTTGATCCACCGGCCCACTCACCCCAACTTTTAACATCTTTTGATATCGCCTTCATAAACAACTTCTTGTACTTTGGGTATTCGTCAGCATATTCAGCATCGAAACGATCCCTTCTGTATTCTTCGTTGATTAGATTTAGTTGTTCTTCGGTGATTATGATTTTCATATATGATAAATACTTTGTAAAACAAAAAACCCCCGATCAAAAGAAGGGGGGTTCCTATTTAAGCTTAATTTTTTAAGCAATTCCTAATTGACTTTTGATTTGAGCAATTCTTCCATAATATGCTGCCTTATCCTGGTCTGTCATTTTATTATCTAACCTTAAAGCTTTCGCTTGTAAATTCTTTAATTCGGCCTCTAATTGTCTTGTATCCTTTCTCTCTTGTCTTGCGTCTTGTCTTACAGTTTGTTTTTGTTGTCTGTAATCTTGTCTAATTTCTTTACCAGTTCTTAATTGAGCGGTAGGAGCGGCAGTTGCCGTTGTTGGTGTTGTCGTTGCTGTTGTTGGTGTTGTCGTTGTTGGTGTTGTCGTTGCGGTTGTCGTTGGTGTTGTGGTCGCAGTTGTTGTAGGAACAGCGTCTTTTGGTAGTTCAGTTTCTGCCGTTCCATCATCATTTCCTGGTCCTTGAAATGCTGTTAAATTAGAAATAAATGGAAGTTTTGAAATTGCAGCGATTGCCTGTGGATTGGTCGCTTGTGTCCAATTTAAAAATTTTCCTCCACTTTTATATTCTTTAGCCTTAGCACTTGCAGGGTTGGCCTTTAATTTGAAAAAGTACTTACCGTCCTCTTTTTTATAGTCATAATCTTTATCATTATTGTAAACACCTTCTTCTTGGTTAGGCGCTTCAAATAAAAAACTTAATTCTTTTGATCTTCTATTTTCATGGAGATTCAGAATTCTTCTTTTTTCTTCTTCATTGATAATTGTTCTTCTATTCATTTTTAAGAGTATTTTACTTTTAAATTTATTTTTTAGTTTTCCTGTCCGAAGTAGTTGAATTCCTCGTCGGTGTCAATTCTCTGTTGTAGACTTTGTGGTATTACTCCTTCAGTATTACTTCCTCTCAAGTTAAGTACTATAAGATTTTTCATATTAGCAATACACTCAGGTAATCTTTGTAAATTCTTGTTGTTAGATAACGTTAAGAATTTCAAATTACTAAGATTACAAATTGCAGGATTTACACTAGATATACATCCTGTTAGATTAAGTGTTTGTAGGTTTTTGAACCTACCGATATTATCAGGTAAATTAATATCTAAAGTTTTGTCTTGTTTGTTAATAAATGCGAAAGAAACCAAATCATCAGGTAATGTATCAAAGAATTCATCAAACCCATAAAGTGCAATAAATTTAGATACTGAATCACCAGGATACTCAACTCTCATTTTAGTTGCGTCTCCCTGTTTCTTCAATAACCCTTTCATGAATTCGAACTTGAAGTATTCTTTTAATCCCTCTTCGTTTGTGTTCAAGAAGTCAACCAAATCGATTTGTCTGTCGGCTGGGTCCATGAATTGGTTAGATGGGAAGTGGAATTGGTATCTGTATGCTGGAAGTCCTGAAACATCACCAAACTCTTTACCCGCGGTAAATTGTTTACCTGAGTTAGGAATAACAACGTACAAAGGACCATCTTTAATGTAACGATCAAACCAAGTAAGTCCAGGTGATGATGTACACCATCTTGTTTCACCTTTACCAGGTTCTTGGTATGAACCTCCGTAGAAACAAGCCGCATCTTTACCTATTTGACCCGTATCTGAAATTCTCGCAACTGTCCAATCATTCCCACGGAAAACAATGTCCGCACCAGGGTGTTGATATGTTTTAGAAGCTTCTTTCTTCTCATCTTTAGTTGCCTTAGTTTTTTCTAAACTGAAGTCTTTAACTTGATCGTATAATGTTTCAATACTTAACTTATTAATATCACGGAATTCTTGAGGTAATCTATTTTTAAATCTTTCAAATTTTTGTAAGTCACCAGTCGCCTTGTACAAATCCTCCATAAAAAGATCTCTATATTCTTTAAGAGCCGATTTGTATTGAGACGATTGTGGGTCCAATATCATCAAAGGATGGTTTGGCTCCAATTTAGGTGTTAAAAAGTTTTTAAGTAACCACTGAGTGTATTTACCAATTTTAACCTTATCCATTTCAGCAGGAGATGCATTGTCAACATCCATTCCTTCAGGAAATTTAGAGGTAGGATCGGCAGCAATTAATGCGAATAAAGTTTCAAAAGGTAATAATCCCTTTTTACCTTTTTCTTTTGGTTTAACGAATTTGTCATAGAGAACTTGGAATCGTGAATTTTCTACGATAAGGTCTTTCAATAAGTTTGTAAAGCGTAATGACATGGTTTTTTAATAATAAATATTAGAAATGATAAAAAAATTAGTAATTCATGATAAGTAATTCTTCACCCATATTTTGTTTGGCTCCTTTTTTAGCTGCAGCTGCTTTAGCAAACTCTTTTTTAACCCAAGTGTATTGGTCTTCAGGAAACCATTCGTGAAGAAGTTCAAAGTCGTAATAGGATAGAGAAAACTTACCTTGAACTCCGTGTAGTACGTTTGCCAATCTTTCATGGTCTTGACGATCAAAGTCGTGATTAGAGTAGTAATTTTCTGTTTTCCAATATGGTGGATCTAAATAAATGTATGTGGTTGGTGAGTCATACTTATCAATTACATCGGCAAAGTCCATATTCTCTACTTCGGTAATCTTAAGAAAATGTTCAATCCAATCAGGCTTCATTAACTTGTCTCTAAAGGTCAGATATTTTGACTTATATTTACCTTTTAAGTCAATAAATTTTGATTTTTCTGGTTTTGATCCACTAAAAACTTGTGTTAGGATATAAACATACTTAGCGGCAACCTCGTAATTACCAGGTTCTACGCTGAAATTTTCAGCGAATATTTCAGCCTGAAACCTTACAAATTGTTCTCGGTACAACTCAGAAGTTACATCCTCACCTTGTTTTTGGCAATCGATCGCGTTAATCGCTTTCAATAGCTCGGTTGGATTTTGGATACATTTGAAGAGGTTGTAGTTTAGCGGGTTAAAGTCGTTATATACGACTTTTTTTAAATTAGGAAACTGCTTCAGGTCCATATTGAAAAAACACCAAAACATTCCGCCAAAGGTCTCTACATAAACCTCCATATTTTTATCATAGAAAGGGACTATCCACTTTCCTATCTTACTCTTACCTCCGATATAACTTAACATAGTACAAATATAGTTTTTTAAATATTTATTTTCAACTTAACAGTAATTAAATTATAGGTATGGAACAACAAAAAGCAACTCAAGTTGGATGTCAATCTTGTAAAGATAGTAAAAAAATCCAAGACACTCAGAAATTCGTTTTTATATACGGAGCAATAGGTCTTTTTTTAATGATCTATGGCGTTGTTAATTTAGTAAAAGATATTATTTCTTTATTTTAATTTCTCTTGTATTTAACAAACTGATTAACAATCAGATCCCCTATTTCATTTTCATTAAATCCTTTACCCTTAACTCTAAGGGATTTTGACGTATCTACTTCATTTGGTAGTTTTAAACTCAATTCACCATGTGGATGTGGTACTTTACAAGTTCCTTGTTGTAAATCTTCTAATGTTAGGTAAGCATTGTAAACCAAATGTGATCCCGCCTTTTCAAAGTTATTCTCTGGTTTAATTTGTACTCTGATAACTAAATCGCCGAATATCCCATTTTTGAAGTCCCCCATTCCCTTCATTCTAATAAACTGTCCGTCATCAATACCGTGTGGTAATTGGATGTCGATGGTTTTCATTTCAATACTATCTCCTGATCCATTACAACTATAACAAGCTCTTATGAGTATCTGTCCTGTCCCCCTACAAGTATCACAAGGTGTTTGTATCATCTGAATAAAGTGTCCACTACCCATTTGTCTAACAATCTTTCCACTTCCTGAACACACATTACAGGTCTTCTTTTCACCACCATTACCATTACAAGTATTACATTCCTTTTTTCTTTGGTAGTTAATGGTTTTACGTTTTCCTAAGAATGACTCAATAACTCCAACTTCAACATTTAAGTTTGTTGTATGACTTTGTGGTCGTGCTTGATTAAATCCTCTACCACCAAACATCTGATTGATCATGTCTTCCATAGACATACCTCCACCACCAGCGAAAGGGTTCTTTCTTTGGTGATCGTATTGTTGTCTTTTATTTGGGTCACCCAAAACATCATAAGCAACTGATATCTTTTTAAATTGATCTTCATTACCTCCTTTATCAGGATGGTTATCTTTGGCAAGTTTTCTGTATGCCTTTTTTATTTCATCTTGATTTGCTGTTTCTGAAACGCCTAATATGTTGTAATAATTATCCTGACTCATGTCAAACTTTATTTAGTTTTATGTGTTGTTATATTTAATTTTATGGTACGATCTGAACCAAACTACGTTGTAGTGTTGTTTAAAAATAAAACAAAAAAGAAAATAATCAATAAGTTCAAAACTAAAGAACGCGCAACAGAGTTTTACAAAAAGTTGATTGATGAAAATAATGTGATTTTTGATTGCCAAACTGAAAATGGATCTCACTGTTTTTTTGAATTAGGTCTATTAGAAAAAAACTCCAATAACTTCGAATCTTACTTTATCAAAGATGATATGGGTAGACAGGTTAAGGTTGAACTTGACATTGATGATTTTAAACTGGTTGAGGTTCGAAAGTACAAAGTTGAGGAACTTATCTATGATGTGAAAACAAAGAAAAAAATTTCCGTACCAAAATTCATTAAGACCTACTTACCCAAAAACTCTGTTAAATTATTATCCAAATTAAATAATAAAGTTGTCCTTCAGAACAATGATGAGATAAGCTTATTCTCATTGAAGTCTGAGGATGATGCTGATAGGTTTTTAGACTCGCTGAATGAGTTTTTAATTAACAATGGTAGAATGGATTGTATTTTGGTTAAGGACACGTCTAAGTCCCAAAAAAAATACCTGTACGATGTTTTACAAAGTCAAGGTATCGATAAATCAGTTCTTTACAGAAGATTTACGACGTTTAGAAAATAGTTTTTTTATTTTTTTCCCGAGTGTTTCAGGTTCCTCTTCTTTTGGTGTTTCATTTAAGTCCTTTACACTAATGTAATCTTTATTAATGAATACCAATTCAACTTCGGATATGTTGATTGTGAATTTTTTATGATGATGATCTATTTGTCTGAAATTTTGTTGGATTTTGGTAAAGTCTTCGTCTTCAAGTTCAAATACCATGATGACATTTCCTTTTGGGAATAAGTTTTGACACCCATCAGTTATGAGCGCTAACTTTTCTAAGATACCCCCAACACTAATTTTATCTTCTGCCATAATGAAAGTTTTTTCGGTTTTTCGACTATTTCTTCTTTTTTGAAGTTTTTGATTTGGTTAATGAACTTTAGTTTTTCTTTCTCAAGCTCTAAAACATCTTTCTCAATCTCATTCTTCAACCACTCTATGTGTTTCTCCTCCGGTGTCAATCGTTTCTTCTCCATCTTCAAGTTTTTCGTCTAAATAATCAAATTTAAGTGATTTCAAGTTATTAAGGTCTTGAGTTTGGAAGATGTTTTTTAGTTCGTTAATCTTTTGTTGTAGTAGTCTTTCTTTCAATTCAATTTCTTTATTGTATAAAATGATATTCTTAATACCATTCGTTGTTGTTTCAAGTGATTTATCATTAAATTCACTTATGAAAGAAAAACATCTTTTAGTATTGTTTTGACTATCAATTTCAATAACTCTATCCTCCGCAACATATTTTTTGGGTAATTTCCACGTAGATGGGAACTCAATATCAAATGATATGTATTTTTCCAACTTTCTAACTGAAAGTAGGTATTCGTAAACATCAACTAATTCTTTGTAAATACTCATACTATAATGATTGGGTGATAAAGGTTAAAATGTAGGTTAAGGTTAGGTAATTCATTATGATTTCAGTTTTTGTATACTCCAAAGCTTTCGGTTGACTTGATATCAAATTCAACACAACATTAAACACTTGCTTAATAATAAACAAAGAACTGAAAATCAGTAAGAACAAAAACAATACTTCCAAACTCAATTCCATAATTATTTTTTTCTTTCTTCTAAGATTTCTCCTCTAAGTTCTTGTAATAGACTTTTCAAATCTTGTGAAGTTTTTCTTGCTCTTGTACCAGCACTCTTGTTACCAGCATAGAACTTATTAACATCAACACTCAGTTGCTCCGTTAATTCTTTGATTTTTTCTAAAGTTTCCATTTTTTAATACAATTTGTTAAGATTAATAATATGAGTTCAAAACCCATAGTAAAGTTTATACCATTATGTTTTTATCTAAAGATTTGTATATGTTATATACTAAATCCAAATCAACTTGGGTAAATGGTTTTTCCCTGTTGAATAGGTCATCAAAAAAGTCATTGATAGAATTTCTAACTTCTTCTCTCTGTTGAGTATAGAAAACCTCGTTAAATAACGAATAGATGTAATCGAGGTGTTCACCCTCATCATTAAAGGGTATCTCTTCTTTTTTGAAGTTTTCGATATTCTTATTCCAACACCACATGAAATGGTTATGGTTATCGTCTTCATTCATTGTAACACCTGTTTCTGTTGACATTGGAGACCCTCCGAGATAAGTACTTATCATTAGATCGAAAAGAGAATGGCAAAAGTCATAATATAACTCCATTTTTTCGGGAATAATATTATTGACTTTGAACCAAATATCTACTTCTTCAGGGTCTACCTGTTTTGATATATAATTAAATAGATTTTCCATAGTTTAGATCTATGAAAAAAAGGGTAGTAAAAAACTCAGTATTGTAAATTATTGAGTCTTTTGTTTGTATCCCATTAATTGTTGCATTCTATTGAACTCCTCATTCAATTTCATAGTTTTTTTGTCGTTTACTGATTCATCAACTTTATCTAAAACTGATTGTGCGGTTTTTTTACCTTTCCCTCGTTTAGATTTTAAACTACCTGATTCGGTGTCTTCACCCGCCACATCAACAGGTTGTGGTTGTCTTTTATATGATCCATTAGCTTGTTCTTGACCAAAAAGATTGTTTTTATACATGTTGTAAAATTTGTCCCCTACTTTTGAAGGTACGACATTACCTAATGCATTACCATCTTCATCAACTTGAGCATTTCCTGTTGAGCTAGAACCTTTCATATATTTTTCAATGTTCTTATCGTTAGGTTTTATATCATCATATCTTAAACCTGTTTGTCCACTTCCATATTCAAAAGCTTCAACGTATTCATCAACAGCATCAGATGCGGTATATTTCTTTTTATCACCTTTCTTCATGTTACCATTTCCTGTAGGGAATTTTTGGGTTCCATTCTCTTCAAATTTGGAGCCTTGGTCTGACATATCTTTAGTGTAATCTATCATCTTTTTAGCCAACTCTTTGAAGTATTTATCCTCTTCTTTACCGTCAGTTCTGTGAGCTCTTTTATACTCCGCATATCCCGCAGGTTCTTTTGTTTTTTTAATATTATCTTTTTCTTCTTTCACAATACTTTCAATTATATCAATCATTTCATTTTCTGAGAACGTCGCCATTTCTCCATCAACTTTTATTCTGTAATAAGTTTCATCAACTTTAGATTTTCCATTTTTAACATCAAATGTTTTACCATCTAAATCAAAAGTCTTTTTACCCTTCTTTTTTGCCATCATAGCCGCATAAGCAAATTCTCTACTCTCATCAGTTTCTGTTTCATCTAATTCAAGTTCATAAATAGTTTCATTAGTCTCTCCTCTCCTCATATCTGAAAGTCTTTGTGCTTCACGAGGATCAACACCCATAACTGACGCAAGACCACCCCACTCTTTATCCATTTTTTCCGCTTCAGGACTCATAGTTGATCTTTTTTCACGAGGTTGGTTTTCTGCAGGTTGTGGACTTTCTTTTCTTTTTCTAAATTCATTATCGATAGCTTCCATATCAGATCTGTGCATCATTGTATGTGGGTCAAAATCTGAGGGGTCGTAACGGAAACCAACTTGGTTTTTTTCTGACTTTGGTGTCTCAATCGGTGTTTCTTCTTCTTTCTCTTTTTTACCGAACATTCTTTTAAAGAAATTCTCATCAAGTTCGTAATCATCGAATTTTTTGGCAACTTTCTTTTGATAGTCAAAACCAACATTTTTAACTTTGTTTTTACCAGGTCTTATATTAGGGCTATCTGTTGACATATCACCATATGGTTTAACACCTTCAATATCATCGTCACCCATAGTATATTCTCTCATTTCTTTTTTGTGTTTTCTCAAAAGTTTAAAGTCTTCAGCGTCGATCTTATTATTTTTATTTTTGTCCAATTTTCTTTGTCCTCCGACTAATCTTTCTTTAACTTCAATTGAATACGGATCTCCACACTCACAAGTCTCACCTTCAACAACTTCCGCCATAATCGTGTATGGTTTTCCACACTCATTACACATTTCTTTTCCTTCCTGAACATAGTCAAATGAAGTCCCTGGTGGGTTAAATTTTAATTTACCCATCAACTCATTTGCCTTTTCGTTAATAGTCTCGCTAAGTATTTGATTAAATCTTCTTGTGATATAACTTTTTCTTTCCATTTCAATTTTATTAATAAATATCTTTATTTTTGTGTTTTTCTGATCTCTTCGAACACGATGTCAGAAATAATAACTTTGTCCACACCATATTTACTCGAGACAGTCTCGATTACGCTCTGAACTGATTTGTTTTCAAAAATTCTCAGAGCATTTATGTCTCCCTGATTACAATAAGGAAACTTCTTGCATTTTTTCTTAACCTGTACAAATTTACCACCAGGGATTTGAGTTTTTCTACTTGGTCCCCAATCTTTCTTTTTGGTTGATTTAGCCCAAATTGAGTTGGTTGAATATTGTCCGGATGAAGTTGTGGTGGTCATCTCTTTTGTTTCAACCTTTTTAAGTTTATCGTAATACTTAGGATCTTCAGATAAATGATCCATAGCAATTTCTTCCGCTTTAGATTTGTTATTAGTGTGTTCCAACTCAACCTTAATACCTTTAGTTAATTGATTCTTCAACTCCTTATGAACTTTATTAATTCGTTCTTTTGTTGTAGAATCCGTTGAGTCGTCGTATGCGTGTTTTTTAGCCAAATCCAATAATGTTTTTTTATCAGCCTTTCCACCCTTTAACACTTCTTTTGATTCTCTTACCGTTGGTACATTAGTAGTTGGTTTATATTCACCACCAGTTAAAGGTGGTACAAAAGCACCGACACCAGCACCACTTGCAGTTGCTTCTTTAGACTCTTCTTTTTTAGTATCAACCTTTTTTAATAACGCCTTAAGGAAGTCAGTAATTTCTTCAGGGTTATTCAAAAATTCACGGATTTTACTTTTGATTTCTCTATTAGATAATTTCTTATTTTTAATAAACTTCATTACCATTTCCAAATCTTCGGCGTTCTTCAAATAGTCAGTGTGTTTTTTATTTTCACTAACTTGAGATTTTGCTTTATTAAGTTCCGACTTGAACATTTGTTTTTGATCAGGATCAGTAATGTTTCTTGTTAAATTATCCATGAATGGTTGAATAGGGTCTTTCATGCGTTTCTAAATTTTGACTCCCAAAAACTTCTTTGCTGATACATGATCGTGTAGAACTCTCTGAATGATTTTATTATCAGGTCTTTTACGTCTTTCTCTAATTTTCCTCGACGTAGGTCCTTCGCTATTTTATCTAATAATTTATCTTCGAATTGTCTTGCAGTATTTGAACCCAAGAAATCTTTGATCTCTTTTCTAATTATTGTTTCAATTTCTCTCTTGTCTGATGCTGTTATTGCCATTACTTAGTTAATAATCCATAAGTTAATCCTGAAATCAAAACACCTGAAACAATCTCGATAATGGTATTTTTTCTTTTCAATCTTTTAACTTCAGTTGTCAGGTCTTTATTGATGTTATCAACTATCTGAAACTTTTCGTTAGTTTTGTTAATTATTTGTTGACTCATATCGTTCTTTTGTTCCAAAGCAACAATAATATTATCTTGTAGTACAATCTTTCTTCTTAATTCTTGATTCTCACTTTTTTCAAGTTGTAATACCGCAGTTGTTGAATCCAATCTACTTAGATCCATCATCACCTTTTTAGCAACGTCAGCCGGCATACATATTTCTTCAGCAACCGACATTGGTTTTTGAGCGAAACTCAAAGAACTTAAGACCAATGAAGTTATGAATAATATTTTTTTCATAGTTAATAGTTATATCTTGATCGAAACATACTATCGATTTGTTTAGTGTTCGCGTCTTTAATTTCTTTTTGTTTTTGACCGTAGAAATTATTAACAACTTCTTTTTTCACTTTGATTTTTGAAATGTTTGAGTCGATCTTGTTGATCTCTTCTTTATATGAATTGATGGATTGATCAAGTTTTTTCTGACCTTCAATCAAAACTTCAATTTCTTCATTTAATTTTTTTATTCTCTCTTTGTCGTTTGGTGACATACCATTTGTTCTTGTGAACATGTTAACAACATTAAAAATCAACCATATAGAAATGATTATGGTGATTATGTATTTGAAATTATTTTCGAAGAAGGTTTTCATTTTTCTATCTCGCTTGTTTCTTTTCTTGATGCGATTATTCTACTCCATCTTTCTTTAAATTTTTCGTAGTATTTTTTCAATTTTTCAATCATCTCAAGGTAATCTTGGTTTATTTGAACCATATCTGCCTTAATGTAGATGCCATCACTTTCGTTTACTGAAAAGAAAAATTCCATTTCAAGTTCAGGAATTTCACCAGACCATTCAACATTAGCTTCATAAAGATTTAACTTGTTGAAATCTACTAACTCTGATACCTCTTGTCTGAACTCATCCATAGTTTCTTGGAAAGCGGTTTTCTCATCATAAGTCAATTGTAAGTTTGCCTTGTCTTTACCATGAATGGAAATTATACCTCCTGAAATTTTGAAGGTTCTAACTTTATCTGATTTAACAATTTTCTCATCTTCTTTTTCATCGTCACTAGTTTCAACTTTAGTCTCAACCTCAGTATCAACTTCAGATTCAACCTCAGCTTCAGTTAAAAGACCATGTTTACCAAGAATATGGTTATAGTCTTCAGTAATAGTTCGATTAAGAGCCTTCTTACTCAAACTAACCAAATTTTTTATTTCATCGTATCTATTCATTACTCAATTTGTTTACAAAATAATTAAAATCAAAAGCCGGACTTAAGTCTGTTGAGAAATTATCAAAATTTGATCTTGTTAAAATCCCACTATATGTTTCCGATCCTTTAACCTTCGTGTTGTGTCCAATACAATTAAGAGGTATATTGTGAGTTTTTGATAGTTCTACACACAATTCAGCTCCTTTATCTAACTGAATTTCTGTGTAAGGATCCCAAAAAATATAATCTCTCCACTTTTTGTCTACAACTTTACCACTATAAATATCTCCAATCCAATTTATGTGAGCATTTTTTAATGGTTGTTTTTCCAACCAACCCAAATTTTCAAAAGAAATAATAATTGAGTTGTCATTTAGGTTTCTATCGTTGAGGTAATTTGATACTTTATCGTCGTCCAACAACTTAATTACACGTCCTTCTTTTGTAATAATGTAGTGTGGTAACCTATCATACTTACCGTTAAATCTATACTTGAATGATACCAATAAAGGTTCCACCCTACGAGTAGTGTGTGTAAGTATGATCTGTTTTTTCACGTGGGTTTTATCCAACCCATTCCCCATTACTTTTTCAATTAGTTCAATCATATTATTTGGTATATTTCAATACTCTTTTTTCTGGTTCAGAAATTATATTACCTTCTTCATCAGTAATCGTACCATCTTCTTTCACATAATATACTACAGGTACCTCAACAATTTTTTCAACTTCATAAGGAACCTCCACTCTTCTTTCAATTTCAACAACTCTCTCAACAGGGACCTCAACAATTCGTTCAACTTCTCTAATAACTTCCACAGGAACCTCAACAATTTTTTCAATCACAATTGGTTCGACTTGGGGGGTGACTTGGGGGGTGACTTGGGGGGTGACTTGGGGGGTACCATAAGTTAAATAACTTTCAGGTATTTCCCAATCTTCATAAAAAGGATTTTCTTCTTCCTTTTCATCATCCTCAATAATAACATATGGTGGTTTATTACGTTGTTTGAATGCTTGGTTTGTTGATATAACCAACGCAATTGCCAAGGGGTCAAAAACGAAAATCAAAATCAAGATAAAGAAGTTGGCAGTTTTTTTAATGTCCCAACCAGTAATCTCACTTAAATATTTGATTGCTCCCAACTCACCTGATTCAATTTCAGTAGATGCCAAATCCAAAACTTCCATATCCAAACTTGTGATACTATCATTCAAAGACTCAATCTTTTTGGAGATCACGTCTCTATTGTCTTGAGCTATTTTCAACTGACTCTCAAATGCCTTTCTATTTCCGCCATTTGCACGTGTAATCACCTGACCTGTTGTTCTATCAATAGATTGTGTTGTCGTATTATTAGATAATGCGTTTCTTAAGTTGGTAATGTCCTTATCAAGAGTTTCTTTTTCTTTTTGATAATCAACCTTAATCTCGTTAAATCTTTCTTTTTTAACTTCAATATTTTCAATCTTCTTATTGTTTATCTCAAGACCCGCAATATTCTGTTGGAATCCTGTTGATAGAAGTCCGTAGATACCAACTGAAGTTAAAACTGATAGTGTCACAAGGGCAATAGTTAAATAGATCTTTAGAAGACCGTATGTTTCTTTCCACTTATCGTGAAGATAGGTTGCGATTGCTATTTTGGATATCTCTAAGAACGATCCCATAATGATTACTGGGATTGCAACTGCTGAGAAAATAATTGATAGACCAACAACACTATAGTAAGCCGCGGTACCCGATAAACCAATCGCACAGAAAAGTAAAAACCAAGGTAAAAATTTCTTATTCATTTAATTTGTTTTAGTATAAATATCAAAATAACCATAAGATATGAAAATAGAAACCCTATAAACAATAAAACCCCCACTGGTACCGGTGGGGGAGTGTAATTTCATTCTACCATATAGATAGAATTGAGGAGTTTCACCTTGGTGACATCAGGCACCTTCCGCCGAGTTGTATGGGTAATCTCGGTTCAACCCTTCTATAAATAGTCAAAAAGTTCCGTACAATCGTTTCTAAGTCTACGAAGTGCCTTTTCTTTAATCTGACGAACACGTTCTTTGGTTAGACCAAAATCAGATCCGATGTCCTCAAGGGTACGAGGTGTTCCTGTTAACCCGAAGTAGTCTTCAACAATTAGCTTTTCTCTTTCATCCAATACGTGTAGTAATGATAACAACTTATCTTTCAATAAATCTTTAGTGTCAAATGCCGCGTCAGGAGCGTCAGCATCACGATTGACAATCATATCTATCAACGTGTCACCATCTTCATTGATGTTCATGTCCAAGTCGATCATTGATGGTAAAGAAGCAAACTTATCGTCAAGTTTTTTACCCGATTGTTCAACCTCTTTTTTCGCCTTGTGAAGATCCTGAACCACATTCACTGGTAGACGAATCGTTCTTGAATTGTCATTCAAAGATTGGATGATTGATTGTTTAACCCACCACACCGCATAAGATATAAAACGTAGATCTTTGTTCCAATCAAAGTTTTTAATTGCTTTCATCAAACCTAAATTACCTTCAGCAATAAGATCGGACAGGTCCAAACCTTGATTTTGGTATTGTTTTGCTACGGTGATAACAAAACGTAAATTACCCGTTAACAACTCTTCTTCAACTTTTCGTCTTTGGGATGTTGATAGTTCGTCCGACTTCATGAGTTTTGCTAACTCACGTTCACGGTCAGGTGTCATTACCTTAATCTTTCGAATGTCTTTAAGGTAGTGTTGGATTTCATCTTGGTTAATGTGTGGTCCTAATGTTTTGTCCTTCATATATGTTTATTAAAGTGATTTTGAATACTCGTCTAATTTCTTTTTTTCTAACTCTGATAGTGATTCGATACCTTCGTTACCAATCTTATCCAACAACTCATCTAAAGTAAGGTTGCACACTTCAGGTCTTTTGATATTAAAGATTATGTCTGCCCAATCCGTGAATGTGTTTTCTTTATCAAGATCCTTTGTTCTTAGTTTGGGTGTTACCGGTTTAAGCTTGTCTTTTGGTTTATTCTTCAAAGATAATAAATGTTTCATATTATCCTCATCAAAATTTGAACCTATGTTTCTTGGTTTTGGAATTAAGATGTATTCAAATTGTTGGATATCAACCGCAACAATATCCATAAAATCTTTCATTTCGTCGAATGATAGATCTGATGCAAAATTGAAGATGGAGTGTAGGTCTCCATACATAAACTTGATTTCTTTTGATGTCATTACATCGGAGATAAATCCTCCGATTTCTTGTGTTTTTTCTTCTGAGTTTTTTACGTCTGTATTGTAATAAACAAAAAGTAGGTAATTCATATGGGGGTTTTAAAATGTTCTACAAATATACGGATAAATTGGGATTGGTTTCAATTATTTTTCAGATTTATACACAATTTCTCCACCTAATTTTTTAATGGTAGAATGAGCGAATGACTTATGTCCATTAATACTATCTGAATTTGTTGCCTTTTCAGCAATAATTGGTAAAATAACACTTGTTGGTAATTTTAAAACTTCAACAATACGAATTCCATCTCTTAAACCAAAATACATATTTTCAGTTCTTGATAATTCATTCATTTTATCAACACTAAGCCAGTGAAATTGGTAAGATCCAGATCCAGATTTATTTCTAGTGTTAATAAATTTATATTCAGTTGGTTTATTGATGTTGTTTTCAATGGCATCACCACCTTGAGTATGTGATTCCCAAGTATGGTCTAATTTACTCGCCATTATCAATTCCATAAACATTTCATTATAGAATAAATTATCAACACCATTTTCAGACGCAATTTTCTCAGCCTCTAAAAGATGTTCTACTATTTTGTTAATCCAATTTCCCATTTTTTAAAAACAAATATATATAAAACATTTTAATCTACAAAACTTTTGACAAATTATTTTCTTTCTTAATTTTCACAACATGATCACCCCAAGTTGACACAATACTATTATGACTAATAACAAAGACCTTTTCGAAGTAATCTTTAATCTTTGTGAAGAACTCATAAACCATTTCTAAGTTGTCGTTGGCTATTTTACCGAACACCTCATCGAGTACGACCAGATTTGGTTTTGGCAAACTTGCGATCTTAGTAAGAACTGATCTTAAAGCCAAAGAGGAAATTGTCTTCTCAAAACCTGAACCACTTGTCATTAATTTCTCAACACCAGTTTCGTTATCTGTCATAATAAACTCAACCTCATTTTTATCATTAATACGAACCTCTAATTTGAAGTAACATGAGTCTTCCATTAATCGTTGTAGTTCGGAGTTGATGATCGGCATCATCGTTTTCATAATCATTTTTGATATACCATTCTTACCGTAAAGTTCCAAATATATCTTGTATATCTTCTCTTTCTCCTCTTCTTCTTTGATGGTAACAATTTTCTTTTTGGCGTCTTCTATTTTTTCCTCAATAGATTTAATAGACCCTTCACTCGTAGTAATTGAATTACTAATGGTTCTTCTTTTAAGTTCCAACTCATCTAATCTAACGTCAGCCTTAATCAACAAAGAATCAATTTTTTGGTTCTCTTGGATTTTATCTTGAATTTCTTCCCACCTTTTGATCTTATCTTTTAATACACCAATTTTCAAATCACAACTTTCAACTGAGATTTCATATTTTTCTTTAACCAACTTGTTTTTTTCGTATTCATCAAACTCTTTTTTGAGACCAACGAAACCTTCTTCCGTGCGG